ATTGACAGCAGTATGTGGCATTGTTGTGTACCGTACCTCCCTAGCGGCTGCTGAGGCTGCTCGAGCAGCGGCGGAGCTTGCGCAACAGCGTGCGGTCGAACTCGCGAGAGAGATCGCAGCTGCGTATGAGCGCGCTACCGCCCCTCCCCCACCACCCCCAACCATGTGGGAGAGGTTCAGGATGATGTTCACGCTGGCACCCGGCGTTCAGGCACTTGTAGTGGCACAGTGCATGTTCATCATATTGCGATTTTGTGTCCCCAGACTCGTTCCAAATCGTTGGTCCGAGTTCACAGTCCAGCTGTTCGCCGTAGCTATGGCACAGCGGATTGCCATTGACTCCATTGGACTGCTACCCACCGTTGTGGTGATGGCACCAATCTTGGAGGAGTGGCTTAAGGCACGACACGGCCCTGCGGCCGGTGTTATAATCGCCCTGCTTGAGACCCAGGCCGGATACCAGGAGTTTGTGCTCAGGGCAGCCATCCACCTCGTTTTCTGGCGAGCCAGCTATTTTGGCGTCCCCTTACATGCGGCGTGGAATTTGATCGCGGCGCCCATGACAATATACATTAACCAACCAAGGAGGATGCCCCCACCGCCAGATGGGCCAACAGACGTATTGGCATTCATTATCATCGCAGCGCTCATCTGTGCCACCGTGTTGGTTGCCCGATGGATCACGAGCTTCCTGTACCACGCAGCGCCAATTGTACTGCGTGATGTTGACGAGATTCAGATGCGTGACATTGGAGTGCATGACTCCGTCCACATGTTCCCTGTCAATATGAACATGGTGCCGCCTAGAACGCAGGAAGGCAGCAGAGTGTTCCTTGCCGACATCCCCATCCCCAGGAGGATCCCCGACGCCCCACTCGTTTGCGTCGGCCTCGGGCTTGACGGTGAACCACCCGTGACATATGCCAACAATCAGCACAACGTCATCGGATCTTTGCTGGTGCGCGCTACGAAGCACATGCCAGAGGACCCTGTGGCCATCTCTCGCATCATCGGATGGACTCACCTGCACCTCGGCCACCTGTTCCCCGGGCACAAGGAGAAGTTTCAGAACATCAAACCCTGGGACAGGCAAAGATGGCTCGCCAAGTACGGCCTAGGTGAAAGGAAGCAGCTTGAGGCAGCGTTCATCAAAGTCGACTCTTACACGCCAGACGAGAAGGCCTTTCTAAAGTCTGGCATGTTTGGCAAGAAAGAGAAGTCGCCGTTTTCCAAGAACGACAAGCTCACTGGCAAGATGACCACCGGCCCACCCGGTATGTTCGATCCCGCGTTCCGCAACGTTGAAGCCTCGATGCGCAGCATAACAACCGGCTCCTACGAGTACAAGGCAATGGTCGGGCCTTGGGTCGCCGCCGCACAGGAGATCATCTCAGAGATGTGGGATGAACACCACTTCCTGACCTACAGCAGCCACATGACTGGAGAGCAGGCAGGCGCGTGGTTTGATGCGGCGCAAGAGGACGCCCCACACTCGCCTGCGGAAGGCTACGAGTGTATTCACCAGGAGGACGACGCTTCCAAGTTCGACTCAAGCATCGGGATCATGAAAACCACCCTTGAGCTCTCGGTGTGGAAGGAATTCGGCGCCGACCGTTGGATGACCACCATGGGCATCAGTGTGTTTGGACTCCTTTGTCTGCGAGTCAACACAACGGCCAAGACGATCCATGGTGATGTGTACAACGTCATCGCAACCAGGAAGTCAGGCGACTACAACACGTCGGTCGGCAACACCATGATCAATGGGCTTATGGCAGCCTACAATTGGTGCACCGCCGCGGGGATTACACCAGCAGACCTTGCGCGTGTCAACCACGCAGCGTCTGACTGGGACAATGCAATACCCGTTCCAGACCACGACTCTGACGACGATGAACCCTACCATGAGAGCAAGCTGTCGCTTGGTGGTGAAGTTAAGGACATGAAGCCCGTCAAACGCGTCAGGTTTGACATCCCAAGGCTGGAGGATGCCAACGGCTACCCCATATCACCAGGCCAGTCCTTCTTCAGGTCGCTAATTCAAGGCGACGACCGATACGACATTCGGATGAAGCTCAAGTCGCACCGGTTCTGGACACCGCCAGAGGGAGGTGAAGTCGAGCAAGAGGACGGATCACTCAGGTGGGTCTACACCGACCCAAAGTGGCAGGAGCACCCAGTCACCTACATCAGTACCTTCTACCGCCGGGCGAAAGGCAACCAGCTCATTATACTCATGAAGCGCCTGATACGGGCGGCGAAAGGGCTAGGCAAGGAGCTCGCCCTGCAAGATGGCACGCCGGCGAGAGGCGACATGCCGAGCGCCCTGATGGCTGCGCAACTCGGGTTCCAGACGAAGACAAAGGTCCGGCCGCGACACGACTACCCCAACGGCGAGTTCTGTTCCAGCCTCTGGTGGCCCACACCCGAAGGCACTGTCCTGGGACCGAAGATCGGACGTCAGCTCTATAAGCACGCTTGGACCGACAAGCCGGAGTCCGTTAGGGAGGCGTGGTTTGACGCCGTGGTCGCCGGCAACTCATTGTCGTGGTCGTTCGTACCGGTCCTGCGGACGCTACAGCTCCACTACACCACCCTCAAGGACAAAAGAGCAGCAGCTCGGGCACTTGCGAAGAAGAGGTTCGAAGAAGGCAAAACTCAGGTTGCGCCAAGGCCGTACAAGCCGTACGTGTTTTCCCGGACAGAGGCCCTTGAGGAGTCCCTGAAGTTCAAATCCGGCATGGCGCACGCCGCAAGCGATGACACCGCAGCATTCTTTGCTCAACGCTATGCCATGGATGCCCGGGAGGTCGAACTTGAGCTAAAGGCGCTTCTAGCAGTGCACAAGCCTGGACAATCCGTCGCCCACCCATTCCTACTGAAGCTGCACAAGCGCGACAATGAGTAACGCGCTATCAGCATTGACAATGGTCCAATATCGGCCGACAGCATAGCAGTGGCCGTTAAATCCTCAGCCTCCGGAGCCCCACCACTAGGTGGTGGGGAAGGAAGGTGTGTTGAGGTGCCGCCATGTCGAATACATCGAACAGCATGGCACCCGCTGGGCCGACCATCCCAGCAACCGGCGCGACCGCGCCGGCAGCCCCGACCGAGGGGCGAGACTTCTCCGTTGTTGCTCGCGGAGATTTTATTGTGCAGTGGAGGATAGTAACACCGCACAACTGCCCATTTTCAGACGCTAAAGTGAGCAGTTTCGTGCAACAGCACATGAGCAACATTGCTGCTGAATTGCCTTGTCACAGCAATGTTAAACCGAAGGCCTCCGCGAAACTCATCGACATTGAGGATTTGGTAGCGGAGCCGAAACCACCCACTCAATTGCGCAAGAAGCGGCGCCTTGTGGGCATCGAGGAGAACCCCGGCCCAGACCCGCCACACAAGTACCCATCGTTCAAGTTCCACGGGAACTATGGGGGTCCAGGATACAGCAGTGGCAGGTTCACCGACAAACCTGACTGGGACGTTCCCTCAACGGATGCGGTTGATGAAGTGTTTAAGAAACACGACTACGATTACGGCACGATGACGCACAAGCAAGCTGATGCGCTCGCCGTTTCGCGGCTCAAGAAGCTCAACCCATCCCCACTCAGCGCAGCAGGACTCAAAGCACAAGTGGCTGCGCTGGGCTTCCACGCCCTCTCAGGTGCGTCGAAGCCGCCACCGGACCGACAGACGTATCCGTGGCAGAACAAGCTCAGGCCGCCGAGGGTGTCTCACCTTCGCGGCCAAAGCACCCCGAACCCTGCACCAGCTGCGCAGGGGGGAGGAAGGACCATTGCGTCAGGCGACCCGGTTACACTAACTTCAGCTGGGATGGCAATCCATCCCAACCCCGGGCCACCTAAATCTCGAAGCAGCAAAGGCCGAAAGCGCAAGAAGATGCCCAGCAAGAAGCGCCGCAAGAGCACCAAGGGCAAGCGCTCGCGCAAGGGCAGCAAGAAGAAGGCCAAATCAGGCGGTGGCCCAAGACCTGGGCCACGCGTTCGCGCCCCCAGCGCGCAAGGCGTAGTGTTCTCGCGAACCGACCTGCTCTTCTCCGGGCAAGTGACCTCAAACCAGCCCGGCTCAGTGCTGTACTCGGCTGCCGTTAACCCATCAGGCGTGCCGATCAATGGGAGTCAAAGCATCGTTGCCGAGTATCTGAACTACGAGGCCGCCAAGTTTGAGATGTGGGATTGTAGTATCCATTTCATCGTCAAGGCCCTCGGCGCGACGACCATTGCGGGCACCTTTACACACGGGATTGATGCGGACGTGACAGACCAGCTACC